ATATATTCTTCGGCTCTTTCAAGATATCGCTTTTTAGCTCCGGCCAAATATCGAGAGAATATTAACCTGATTTTTTTCTCGACTGGTTTATATCTTCGTTCAAAGTATTGATTCCAGAAGAATCTTCTTTCAGTTGGTGAGTTATCAAAGTTTTTTTTTTAGTATTCTCAAAGAGTCTAAGAACGGTCTTCTGTGATTTTTCATCTAAAAGAGAAGGCTCTTCTTTGCTGGCCATCTTTCCGATCGGTGCATCATGTAAACCTTCAAACGCATAAGCATCTTCGGCGCGCATCCCGTTCATGATATGAAGTTGTATTCGTGCAAGTTGTGCATCTCTTACACTCTGCAGCGGTTCAACGCTTGAAAAGTCATGTTGAACAGAAAGATCAAGATCGAACAATCGCGCTAACTTTGTAAGCATGATCTCGATTCGCTTGGCGCGCTTCTTCTGCAGTTCCCAATAGTTGATACTTTGAGATCTCGAAGTTGCATAGTTAGCAGAAGGCAAACCAAGAACACTTGGCGGAGTTCCGATCACCGCACTGATGATTTGCATGGTCATTGTTCTGACTGTCTCGAACTCCATATCTTTCGGCGAGACGTTGAGAGGTGTTACATCTGCTTCACCTGATAGGACCATGACACCACCGGACTTTGCGAGCTTCGAATAGTTATCGGATATTTGTCTTCTGGTTTCGGCCGGCCAAATGTCTCCGTCTTTCGGTGAGATCAAAATATCCGGATGACCTTGTGCGCTGGCTTGGCTTGTTAGATTTTGCGTATTTAGATCGGCGTTGAGTTCTCGGCGTAAACTCTCGATCGCTCCAGTTCCAAAGAGCGATTTTGGTCCTTTCTCATAACTTGCATTCCTCGCGGTTAGTATTCTCTCCGGTGGATACAATACTGATTGACCGTTTGATGTATGTTCATATCCAACGATCCCTAATTCATTTGTCACGATTCGAACTTCATCCGGATGTAATCGAACAACCGAGTCCGGCTTCTTCTCGTTGACTCCCAACATGAGACAATAACAAGAACCGGATAAGATAAGATCGAGTATGATCTGATTTCGAAATAAATAACCATCAACAGAAATAGAAGGCTGATCGAGTAGTGCGGTGAGTGGATGATCAGTGATCTCGACCGCATCTTTTCCTTTTCCCTTTATAACTTTAAGAGGAAGAGCCGCAAGGTCCTCACAAGATCGAGTGATAGCCGCATATAGATACCCGTGATTTCCGTATGCTTCCAAAGCTGTAAGAGCATTAAAAGGATTTCGAACTCCATTCGGTGAGTTCCACGAAGAACCATGATTTTCTTTTGTTGGCTTACTTTCAAGCTTGGCCGCCGATCGAGTTCGAAACAATCCAAAGAAGGAATCAAATATAGACATGTTGAGATCTCCATTTATCACAATGATGATAACATAAAAAAGGTGATCTTGTATTCAACACAAAAAGAGAAAGCCGGACAAAGCCGGCAAACCTTCTCTTTTCTTCATCTAACGACGTTAATCATATAAATGTTAGAAATGCCGAACTCATTCCGGCCTGATTGATATAGTTTTATTTTATTTTATTTTCAAATTTTATTTTTATTTTTGGTCTTCACAATCACAGGGATCGCAACCGCAATAGTCACATGTATCTTTCATTGTACCTTCTTTTGTCTGATAAGTAAAAGCGCATCAAGTTTATCTTTGATTGCGTTAATCATAAGATCTTGTTTCTCCACGGTCTTCTCGAGTCGGTCGATTTGTTGGACGATTTGAGAATGTATTTTGTTCCGCTCTTCAAAGAATAGAACTCTCTCTTTATCGTACTTCTCGATCACAACATCATATCGATCTCTTAAGAGCTGGCTATCCTCGCGCGCTTGCTTTGATATCTTCTCGATTTGTTTTGTGTTCTGTAAGTAAAGCCAAAATAAAAGACCAGCGGTTATGCCTAGAGATCCATAATCTAACAAGTATTTGAAAATTGATTCTTCCATGATGTATATCCTCGATCTTATATATATCATTAAAAATGCGATTTGTATCGGTGATACCAAGAGCAGAAATATCGCAAAGCGTCCATTCCATGATCGTCTGACTTTTTCGGTCGGTCGGTTCCGTTTGTGGTTTTGGCCCATCTATATTTTCTGAATTCCATCAATAAGTTTTTACATTTTTCAGCGACGAAAAGAAGCGGTTTTCCATCCGCTTGAATTGTTAGACTTGATTTAACAAGGTTAATTGATTCTATCAGTCCATACTTTCCAGATTTTGGAGCCGGAACATTTGAGAGATTACATTGTCGATTCAAGATCAATCGCGCATCTTTTGATTCCGGATCGCAAATCACGAAGTTAAAAGGCTTGTATCGATGAAACTTGGCTTGTATTGCATGGCCATTTTGGATCGTTGTCTTCTCTTTCATGAAGAATTCGTCAAGTACAAAATAGCGTTCGCCATCTGTACCGATCAGCAAAGCCGCGAACGGGTTGACAACTCCAAAATCGATAGACACAAAGACGTCAAATCGATCACGGTCTGATATATCCATTGAATCGATAACATGCACATTTCGATCAAACTCTGGATAAACGAGACCGGCTTGATTTGTGAAGTCACCGAATAGACGTGACCTTTTCGATTCGTCACTCATGTGTGCTATTGTCGACATCATCTTCTTTGATGAGATATATGGATTGTCGAGACCTGATATCTTAGCAGCGACGAAGCCTTCTTTCGGATCTTGGAGGAATAGATTCGCCGGCCAAGTAAAACCTTTTAGTGGTGTCATTGTCAGGATAACACCGTTCGAGATTCCGGAGTCGATTGTTCTCATTTGCGCTTCTTCAAAGATCTCGTATGGATGTTCTTCATCCAACCATACAAGCTCGCATGATTGGCCTTGATATTTTTCGCGACCACTATCAGCACTCATCGAATAGATCTTTCCGCCGTTCGGAAGAGTAGCCATTCCTCGATCTTGCGCATTCCATCTTGTGTACTTCGTGCCAGCTGGAAGATATTGTTTTAACTTTGGCCGGATGTACGCAATAGCATCACCATAAGAAAGAGCACTCGCGATCACGGTTGAAGGGTTTGCATTTGGAACAACCGAATCTGGAAGATCATTGAGTCGCAACCATTCACGAACCCACCACTCACCGCGACCGGCCGCAACCGCTACACACAACATCGAACCGGCTTGAGTCTTCCCGCTTCTGTTGCCCCCAAAGAGACCTGTAGAAATTTTTCCAAGATTTGCGATCGCTTCTCGTTGACTTGTTCTTTCTTCTTTGATGTTGCACGTGGAACATTCATAATAACCGCGGCCGATCTGTTTCATCGGTTGCATACAACCAACCGGACGATCTGACTTTTCGCCGAGTCCATCCCAGCGAACACAATGAGGAACCCAAAGACGAGAAATAGAAAGCGGATAGTTATTTTGAATCCAATGAAGTTGTTTTCTTGTCTCAAGTATATCAAGAAGATTCATTCTTTGATATCTGGCATAAAGAACTTTTTTAGTTCTTCGTTTGATTTTGCAACCGCTTCAAGGAGTTCTTTTGTTGATATCTCATCAACCTCGATCGCTATATCTTCATCAACGGGATCAATAACTTTATTGTAACCAAAGCACCTTTCCAGAAGCCAAGCCGAAGAAGTCCAGTTTCCATCTTTGGCACTTTTAAGAATGATCGCTAAATTGTGAGCGATTCCATCCCCGAGAGCTTTTTCTACTCGCTGCATAAATTGATAATATGGTTGTTCTTTTCGTTTGGCTTTTGCTTTCCATGAATAATATGCGCGCGTTGATATTCCGGCGCGCTGACACATATGATCGACTTTCATTCCGAGCCGTGCGGACTCGCAAAGCTTGGCGACTGTTTCTTCTGTGAGTTTGGTGGGTCTTCCACTTGTTTGTTTTTTCATTGTTCAGCCTTCTTTTTCGGACCGTTTGTTTCTTATATACGAAAGATAGTTACATCCATCTTCGACATCCCAAAAGATTTTGATACGCGCCGGCTCATCAGCAAAAGGATCAATAACAGCAAAACAAGCTGATCCATGTTCTTGTATGTTAAAGCCTTTTGACTTGGCATAACCATCAACACTTTTGTAACCTTTGACCGATATCGCATGTGAGATCCTACCATGTCTCATCTCGGTCATCAAGTAACCCCAATTATGAATGTGTCCAGCCGCAAGAAGGTTTGCTTTTCCATCCCATATTGATTCCTTATTTGCAGCGTGCGTACTATGGTAAAAGGAATTTCCTTTGAAGAAGTGACGAAAATAGAGATTGATATCTTCGAGGTCCGGCCGCTTTTGCCATTCGATATTTATCTTGAGTTCATCCGGTGCATAGAAACGAACACCACAATGTTCGGTTACATATTTAATCGGAGAGAATCCGTTCGCATCATTCCAAAGATCATGATTTCCGCCGATGATACACAACCATTGCAAAGACTTGAAAAGCCATTCAGTCAAACGCCAACCGTCCGAAGCAAGGATCGAAGCTTTCGAATATTCTTTTCCGAGTCGACCGATCCACGAATCCAACTGATCACCGACTGAAACCGCGAGTACTCCTTCTGTTTGTTGGCATAGCTTGACGTGATGATGTAAAAGATACCAGTCGCACGCTTCAGAATCGACATGTGGATCTCCAAAGATGACAATCCCTATTGGCTCGGCTGGAAGTTTTACGGTTCGAAAGTGGGTCTTTCCGAACTTCCTGATCTTTCGTTGTGTAGCATCGATCCTTTGTTGTATCAGATCTTCAATAGGTATTTGATATTCTTCTTCTTCGAGTGGTTCTTCTTCTTCGATGATCATATCTTTGGCGCGCTTGATCTCTTCTCGCTTCTCTTTTCGGTCTTTGGAGATCATGAGTTTATCGAATACGGTCCTCATAATATAATGCGTGCATTCTTGGCCGGTGTGTTTTATGATCTTGTCGCTACATTCCTGCATTGATAGATTCTCATCGATGGCCCATTTTCTGATAAGATGCGGATATTTATTGACGATGTGAGATGAAGATATTTTTTTCATTTTCATTTTTATTTTTTGGAAAAGATTTTTTTCAGTTCTTCAAACTCTTGATTATGTCTTTCATGGCTTGAAGAGTGGATCGCATGTTCAGCGCGCGCTTTAATGATATCACAATATTTCGGCTCTCGTTCTATGGCGAGACAAAAGCGGTCTTCAAGCTCGGCCGCGATCATCGTTGTACCACTACCACAAAAAGGCTCCAACACAATTCCATTCTTTGGAGTCACCAAACGAACAAGCCAGCGCATCAACTTAACCGGCTTCACGGTCGGATGAATGTTCGCGACTTCGGAAGCGGTTCTTCCAGCACCGGCCCGCGGATTGTTTAGACCGGCCGATCCTTCTTTGCGGTTAACGGCTTCATGACCTGATATTGTTTTCATATCATCGAGACCTTCTTCTCTTTCTGATCTTGATGCTTTCGGACATTGATAAATGTTAGCGGGCCATCTTCCGAGATTATGACCCGATGTAAAATATTCTTTTTCTGTTAATTGTGCTTTATTCTGAAAGTGAAAAGGTGCAGTATGCTTTGTTTTTAATGCTTCTTCATTCGGACCAACCCAACAAGGATCACCATAACCAAAGCGACAATCATCAATGTTGATCCCGCCGGTTTTATATTTTAACCAGTTCAGCGCGACCGTTTTTTCACTCAATGGTTTTCTACAAAGTGTAGCAGGTTCAAAAGCCGGCTTTAATGCGGTCCCTATTCCTTCCGCTTGTTGTGCTTCTTTGGTTGCTGGTTTTGTTATACTAAATTCACCTTCTTCTTTGTATTTTTCACCTCTTCCTTTTCCTCCCATCATGGTTAAACCTGTTCCTTTTCCAGAAATAGATCCGTCTTGACTTCCTTGTTTTCTCTTCCCTATCACTTCCCTTTCAACCCCAAAGTGCTTATCTATCGCCTTTGATACATCGTGACTTTTCGGAAAGCCGGAGAAGTACAACCAATTGATTGTGTCTCTCACCTCAAAGCCAGCATTCTCCAAATTCGTTACAAGTTTATGGAATGTACGTGTAGCCGCAAAGCTTATCAAGTGACCGCCGGACTTTAACACACGAAGACATTCTTTGGCCCATTCTCCAGCGGGAACATTTTTATCCCAGCCTGTTGTAGTGCTCATAAAATCTATACCGTAAGGGGGATCGGTGACAATACAATCAATCGAGTTTGATGGAAGCCGTCGCATAATTTCCAGATTATCAGCACAACATAGAAGATGATTTCCAAGATCGACAACATCGCCGGCTTTCGTTGTTGGCTTTACATCATCAGGAATATTATCGTGTTCTGTTATCTCGTCTTCTGCAGCTCTCTGAACATCTTCTTCTTCTGGACCATCGATGATCGGTGTAAACTGATCGAAGAGTTCTATCAGTTCTTTTTGATTCCATCCGAGATCATAGGCTTCTTCTGTCTCGATGTCTTTTAGGATTTCGTAAAGCTCGCGATCGTTCCAGTCTGCTAACTCGTTTAATTTATTGTCAGCAAGTGCAAGCTTTTCCGCTTCTTCTGCAGAGAGATCCAAAAAATGAACCGGAACTTTTTCAAGCTTCATATGTTGAGCGGCTTTGTATCTTGTATGTCCGGCGATGATTGTCCCGTCTTTGTTAGCGACGATAGGAGCCGCGAAACCGAACTTCTTTATAGATGAAACGACACGATCAACAACGTGATCATTTTGTCGAGGGTTTCCACTCCAAGGAGTAAGGTCTTTAAGTTGTACATATTTTAAAGTCATTGTCAGCCCGATAGAAGAATGTTGAAACAATATGTCCGTTGACATAGTATATCAGTTCGAAATATTTTCGGCACATAGTAAGATCTTTTTGTTCGATCTCGTTCTTTCTTCTGAACAAATCACCTTGATATAATCCATTCCGGACGGTCATCTTCTTGACATCTTCGAAAGGTGAATCAAGATCGATCCTTCTTTTGGTCAACACAAAGAACCGCCGATCGCAAATCGTAAGTATCAAACCATGATTGTTTTCAGCTTGGCAAACAATAACATTATGAGCCGTGGAAGAACCGATCGACAAATACAGTCTATTGATCAAGGTTAGCTTCTTTCTCCAATAGCCGCAATGATGATCGATCTTATTCATTGAGTGCCTTTATGATTGCTTTGATAATCCAATCATTATGATCGGTTTTCTCTTTTTGTGCGCGCTCTTTTACCGCGAGAAGTATCTCACCGTTCAGCTGCAGAAGCGGAACAAATGATGTCATCTTTCCGGCTTTCCTGATTCGTTTGTTCGCATATTCATAATATGCCTTTTTGACTTCTTTATCCATAAAACACCAAAGTAAAAAAACCGGCTCAAAGGCCGGCGTTATTATAACATGATTTTCTATTGATATTTATACGCGTTGAAATGTCCAGTTGATACAGGTTTTCCACCAAAGCGAATCGACATTTGGAGAACTTGTATCTCAACAACTGAAAGATCAAAGACCTCCTGATAATCGAAAACATTGATATCGACTATCTTCTTTGTATTATTTTGGAGGTCTTCGATCATGTACAACATTATAAATCCAAGTTGTATTTTTTGAGTAGCAGCTTTATATTTTCAAAAGTGTCATGATACCTATGAATCAGTTCAGAAGTCAAATAAAAATTTAGTGTCCTCATTTTATCACGCTCCCCTTTTGGATAATATATCTCACTATGTGTTAAAGTGATCAACTCGACATTATTCAAGTTTATCCATTCATCATTTGATAGTCTTATAATCATAAGATACTCCTATCTATTCGCAAAGTAACATCGGCCCTCATTTTGTCCAGATCGGGCCGGTCAAGTTCTGGACCATATAGTAGGTCCAGTACTTCATTGAGTACACCGGCCGAATGACAGCCGAGGAAGTCAAGCATATCGTTATTGTCGAAATCACCTCTCTCGACAAGCTTGTTCAGCTTTTTATAGTAGATTTTCTTTTGTTCTTTGTCATAGTTGAGCGCGATCTTTTCGATCCATTCCTTCATAGCTTTACCGGCTCTCGAGCGGTCCTTTCTTGTTGGCTCAATTCCTTCAGTCAACCAAGACCACATGCGCCAGTACTTTTCTCGGACCTCTTCGGGGAAGTCCATCCGATTCGCGGACCTCTCGATTATCTTGTCATACATCACCATATAGTACGGCATGTTCTTTATGTCTCGATCCTTGGTTTGTAGCTTCGGCCGCTTTACTCTTCCAAGCCAGCTGGTCAAGAAGTCGATCCACTCGTTAACTTTCCAGCGTTTCGACGATTGCTTTGATCGTAACCATTCATCGATCTTCTCCAATTCAAAATAAATATCAACCCGAGAAGGGTTGGGGATGTTGGCGAAAACCGCGAGCGGCTTTCTATCTTGGCTGGTTTGCCATGCGTGCGAGTTATAAAGATCGACGAACCGAGATTCAAGAGGAGACATGTTGTATCTCTCTTCAAGAGTAAGAATCAAACTCATATTGATTATCCTTTTTTTGAGTGTTGAGTGTTTGCCTTTTGGCGGAGGTTAGTAGTTTTTTTTTGTTTTTAGTTTTATTTTTTTGATAAAAATTTACTATTTTTGTGTTTCTATGAATAAAATTAAAATAATCCAGACATAGGAACAATTACTAACACTACGATGTTATGTAACACGTTTTGCGGTCAAAAATCAAATGTTTCTTGTCAAATCTTGGATCTATATTCGATTGATAGGTCAATATATCCGGATGATCTTAGAATCGATTTTTGGATCGGTTTTAGTGGTTGAACCAATATGTAAGATCGAAACCTCAGCGATCTTTGTGTATAGAGCTGCAGCTCTCGCAAAGAAAACGGCAGAGATTTGAAGGTTAGATAATTGGTTCAACCACTTAGAAGGAGGAAAGAAAAACCGCCGATCATGGGGCTGACTCCAGATCGGCGGCTGGTCGCAAAGGAGAAACAACTTTTTAGTTGTTCGCGACCGTTCTCTATGTCAGATAATCAACGATAATAGAATCACCATTTGGAGCGGCTCCGAAAGTGACAGCACACACTGAAGAGGTTCCATCGTTGGCAACACTATATTCTGAACTGTCAGAAGGTGAAGCAACCTTCTTACAACGAAGACCGTTTCGGAATACTTGCACTCGATCAAAGAAGTTAGCATTGACAGCACGACCAAGATCATATTTGGTGTTCGTGGTTCCACTGAATGATTCGGTGTAAGCTCGGAAGCCTACCTTCTCGATTAAAACTGCACCTGAAGCGAGTTCAGTAGATCCGACCGCATCATCGGCGATTTCCGAGCTTCCGACTGCGTTGTTTTGTATGGCTGCAGCGTTAACGCAGTTGGCCGCCAACATGCTGGTTTGAATACCGCCGGCCGCAACTGAAAGACCATTTGTAGAATCGAGCGCAAGAGACGAGCCATCGAGATCGATCGCGAGTGTCAAGGTTCCGCCGAGACTCAAAGATCCTCCTCCTTGGAGTCCATCACCGCTTACCACGGACACAGAAGACGAAGCGAGCTTGTCATTTGTTACGGCCGAGTCTGGTATTTTTGCGGTTGAGCAACTGTCGTCTTGTAGTTGAGCCGATCCGACTCCAGCGTCGGCAATCTTCAAACCTGATCCGGACTTGCTGAGACTTGATCCATCAAGTTGTAAGTTAACAGTTTTTGAACCACCGAGAGCAATCGCGCCGGATGGAATCGAAACTCCATCACCGCCGGAAAGAGTCACCGCCGAATTCTGAAGCTTTGCATTTTCAATAGATCCACTTAACATTGAGTTCTCGACTGCACCGGCTTGAATCGTAACGGCTCCAGCGTTTGAAATCGCGATATCTCCAGAAATAGCGGTCGCGGTTGGTCTGTTCGAGGCATTTCCCATGATCACTTTGCCAGCTGCAACATTTTCAACTTTTACCAAGGTGACATTTGCATCGACAATGTTTCCAGTTTGGACGGCATTTGCTGCAAGTTTGGCCGCGGTGACTCCTGCATTTGCCACAGAGATTCCACCGGCTCCAACGTCGATCGAAGAATCCGCGGCCGCGGCTGCGACTGTTACACTGGCTCCTAGTTGGGTGTTTCCTCCTCCACTTAATCCTGATCCAGCGTTCACGGTGATGCTACTGTTTGAAAGTTTACTGTTTTCCACCGAACCTTGCAACATGTCATTTGTTATACCATTGTCCTTTACTTTCAGTCTTCCGCTTCCATCAAGTTTGATCGATGAATTATCAAAAAGGACATTTAGAGTATTACTTGCAAGATCCAAACCGTCGCCGGCTTGTCGACCGCCGTTTGTGGATGAAAACAAGATCCAGCTTTGAGAAGCAAAACTCGAAAGTTCGGCCGCTTGAAGATAACCTTTATCGGCCGACGTACCCTCTCGTATGAACACTGCGGCTGATTGCAACTCGGCAAAGGTGTCCGCATCCGCGGCTCGGGCCATGGCTCCACCGGCTGAACTCCAAACATAGATCCCATTTTCTGATCCAGTACTTTGACCAGTCAAAAGAACTCTATCATCCGCGGCCATGCTGATTCCGTCGATGGTCGCCGGCGCGTCTGAAATGTCTATATTAGAAGTAGATAAAACTCTCACACTGTCATGCCAAGAAAGACCTTGTAGTTTGTTATCGACATAAGATTTGCTAACGACTTGATTTGCTGCTGTCGGTGTAGCGTTAATTGTTGGTATTGCGGTAAAACCGAAAACTTGAGAAAGATCGAGCTTTGCGGGTTGGATTGATCCGGCGAGCTTGTCATTTGTGACTTCACCGTTTTTTATCTGATCGGCTATGATTTGAATGGCCATTTGTGGAACTCCTATAAAGGTTGATAGAATACAAGAAGAGTGGATCCCGTGGAAGGGACGAAAGATGTCTGAAAGGTTGATCGAGATAGTTCTATAATTTCAACGCCATTTCTTTGTGCGAGTCCATTGAAGAACACAAGTATACTACCACGGCGAAAAGCTTTAAGTGAGAAAATCCTTCGAGAACTATCAATTTGATCGCTGAGATCTATCATATCAAAAGATCGACCATTCGAACCACCGTTTCTTGTAAAGACATTCGATATCATGATGTCACCTCATAAGTCAAAGTAACAGAATCGATATTCACTGTTCCTGTATCAGTATTCAAAAAAAGATAAAGCTTCTCGGCTTCACTTGATACATATCGCATATCGATCGAATAGACAGCCGCACCACTGGAAGTAGTTGTCAAACCGAACGCGATCGCAGAATCAGTATCTGGAATTATGATCTTGTCTCCTGATGTATCTTCAGCGAGTCGAATTGTCATAGCGGTCGGTGATGAGGCCGCACTTGATACCCTGATCCAAAGTCCGCGAAGTATTCCATTGAACACCGATCGAAAGTTAAAGTCAAGATCGACGTCGATCTTCTTGTTGACATCCATTGTCGATGATACACCGATCACCGAGCTTGTAATTGTCTTTGATAATATTCTCATATGTCAGCCCAAAAAAAAAGAAAAAAAAAGCGGCCCATTACGGACCGCTAAACACTCAACAAGGATAATCAAGATCCATGTTATAGAGTTATAGCTTTTTCGTGATCTATGGTCAAATGAAAAATACGATTCCAAAGATCACAAGTGACATCACAAGAATATCAACAAAGTTTTCGTCGCTCATGATTGCAACTCCTTAGAGAGCTGCCGAACTGCTAACCGGATCAATTTGGATCTGGTCACCTTTCCTTTTCGTGACTCGCTAAGAATTGAACCTATCCTGTCAAGCTCGGCCATGATGACCGGATCATCTTTGAAAGAATAGGTCTTGAAGTTCTTGTCATCGCCGGCCGGTATCAAATCGGATCCGCAATATTTACAGGTTAGAGACTTTCTAAGAGTCTTGTTTTTATATCCGCATTTTGTACATTTCATTTGATTTTTTCCTCGGTTAGTGTTGTACACCAAACACAAATGTTTGATGATAGTTGATTCTTATAGTCTCGCTTGAATGATTGTATCTTTATTCCTTGATAGTTAGTCCTGATCGTTGATGTCTCAAAGACTGGTTTTATATCAGTCCAAGCCTGATAGAAGCTTGATCTGGTTACGTAGATATTGAGGACCGATCCGCTCATGCGGACATCTTCAACAATGAGATCGAATTTGCTTATATAATATGCTGATGTCTTAAATAGTTGGGCGTGTTTCATTATGCTACCTCTTGAAAAAGTGGAAGTTGGCCGATCGTCTGATAGGCTGTTTTTTGTTTCATAGCGGTTATATGATCTGGAATATCGAGAGCCAGCTGAAGCCGAACCTTTGCAACAATCGCCGGAGGTGCAAACTGATCAAGACTCTTTGTGTGTTTTTTGCTGTTGCAACTTCGACAACATGTGACCAAGTTATCATTTGAATGATCTTCAATATCTCGACCGTTCCAAGTTTTTCGGCGAGTCGGATCGACATGGTCGAGAGTAAGGTCTTCACAAGACCAGCAATATACACATGCGAGATTATCTCTCGAATATATTTGCCAACGTCTCTCGACGGCGATCCATTTGCTTCCGTTCTTTGACATTTGATTTTCCTTTTAGTGTTGAGTGTTGAGCAGTTGAAAAGCTTACTCAGGCTGTAGGTTTTAGATTCTTTTTTTGGTTGTTAGATCTACTTTGTACCATGTAGAAGGAAGACATTTTTCATCCCAAACAAGACCTTCAAAACCATGATCGATCAAACACTGATCTATTCGATTAACAGTCAAGCGGCCGATCTGCTTACAAACACCCAAATAATGAGCGGGACATCCGCTCAACTCGTTTAATGTTGGCAACTGATACCAATAACACATGTTCTTGAATCTGTTATTTTGGTATAGATCGAGATCTTTAGTGAATACCGCTTTTCCATCGCGCGCGATCAGTTTGTCGGTTAGTTCTTGTGTGATACCTTCTTTCCTGATTCGATCAGAAATTGGGCAACGATAAAGACGAACAACAGCATCGACATAACGCTCAAGCTTTTGAAGAGCCTTCTCTTCTGACATTCCAGCGACACCAGAAAGCCAAGGAACATAACATGATCTTTTGTACTGTTGAACCTTGGCAAGGTTAGTGACTCTTTCTCTTTTAGACATTTTCTTCTCCATAAAAAAAGGCTTTGAGATTTTGCTGAAGGATTTCCGGCTTGAGAGTAAGCAAAAGATGAACAGCACCTTCAAAGCTAACTTCAGCATGATCGACAAGAAAGATCAATACTCCATAATCACTTCCCATAAGTGCGTTTTTTACAAGGGTTTTATTTTTGATTTTGTATTTTTTGAATAAATATTCCATTTTGATTTTTCCTTTGAGTGTTTCGATCTATCTTGATCTCATCAGTTCACCGATATCAGGTGAAGACACAAGCTTCGATTAGCTTGTCATTACTTCGACTGTGATCTCGTAGTGTTCATGTATACTTTTATCGATATCAATGAAGTAGAGAATACATTGATGCGCGATGTATTCTTCTAAAGATTCAGCGGCTTCGAACTCGTCTCTTTGCATGTGGATTGTATACCTTTGAATTAGTGTATGAATGAAAAGAAGAGACTCGCGCCATTCGGCCATGCTGATCTTCTCGCCGGTTGTAAGACTGATCGAAGGTGTATGATAATGATTTGAACCGTGATCGCGTATGGTTCGATCGATTCCGGCGAGAGCTGCATATAGACTTGGCTGATTGTAATGTGGATTGAAGGTCTCTTCTTTACAATGTTGACAAATGATTGATGACCAATCAAGATGAGACACTTCGTTTATTTCGTTGCATTCGAGACATTTGATTTCGTACATTTGATTTTTTCCTTTTAGTGTTGAGTGTTGAGCAGTTGAAAAGCTTACTCAGGCTTAAAGTGTTGTCACCTGTTACCAATATTTAATTAAATGCCACTCTAATTCTGGGTGTTTTTCTTTGGCTTCGGCGCGAGTCATAATTTTTTTCATGTATTGACCGGTTCTTTCTGATAGGTGCGTGATCATATTGTCGCAATATTTATGGGCATTATATGAACCCCACTCAACAATTACCTTTTCGCCATCAACCAAAACCAAAATCTTTCTGCCTGTTTTCATAGCAATACCAACAACCTTAAATTCTTTCCATACTGGGATACTAATTGGCATTTCCCAAGACATTTTTTGAGTAGTCTCAACATCATAATCTTGTGAGACTTTGATAATAGTTAGTAACTTTTGAAAAATTTCTTCTTTAGTAAGATGTGCAAAATTTTCGGCGTAAGGTGTGCGGGTTACTCTTCCGTATTTACTCATAATAATCATTTTTAATTTCCTTTTAGTGTTGAGTGTTGAGCAGTTGAAAAGCTTACTCAGGCATGATCTTAATTGATAATTGTTTTCTCTTGATAAATTGCAATGTGATATTGATAAATACCGAGTTTTTTTGAAAGTTTTCTTCTAAGAACTTCGGCTTCCCATAAAGAAGAACAAAAGTGAGTTTCACCGTTTGGTAGAGTCACAATGTATTCAATTTTTTCATCCATTTGATTTTTCCTTTGAGTGTTAGAGGGATCTCGGGCGTTGAGCCGTTCGCTTTGTAAGCGCCGGATCTGTATATAATATAGCCGGAAAATATTATTTTAGCAACATAAATAATACTTTTATGGTGGAATAGGGGTATTTTTCGCACTTTTGAAGTAATTTACGGCTTGTTTTCTCAGAAAAGTGATCGTTTTATCACAAAAATGATAGCTATTTGATCCAAAAAAAAATAAATCAAAATGAAAACATCGGCAATTTGGCATTAACCAACATATGCAGCTTGCTATTTTACATTGGTTAAACCAATTATCTAACCTTCAAATCTCAGCCGTTTTCTTTGCGAGAGCTGCAGCTCTGTACACAAAGAACGCTGAGGTTTCGATCTTACATATTGGTTCAACCAATTTTTTTTTTTGAGAAAATCCAGGACTCGGGCCAAAAAAAATTCATCGGCCTTTGTTACAACCGACGATCAAAGAACTAAATACATGACCTTTTATTCTTTTGGCTCAATGAGTTTAATTATCTTCGGCGTAAGTTCCAGTAAATTATCGGTGACTATGAAAGCAATCTCATCACTAGTTAATTTATTAGGTGAGTCGGGATCTTTTGATCCGCTTTCTCTTTTGATATCATTCATCAATAATTTCATTTGTTTAATTACAATCATTATGATTTTCCAATATGTCATTTATTCTCCTGTTATAGACATTGCAAGTTTGATCAATGATGCTTTGTCTTGTAATAGATGGAAATCGGTACCGGCCGGATCGATCTTTCGTTTGGTTAAATGATAGTGACCACAAAATCCTTTGAAAGATCCAGAGGCCGCAACATGATCAACAGCATCGAGAGTTCTTGGCACTTGTAAAGGAATACCGGTCGCCAAACTGACAGCCGCCCAAAGAGCGGAAGCCGCATCGAGTTGATGGTCATAAAAACCGAGATGTGACTTCAGCCTTTTACCGTGAACATAGTCATTGCTCAAAATCGGTCTTTTTCCAAAGCCTTTTTTGATATACCAATCCTGATATTTTAAACTATAAGCGTTCGAGATTTCCAAGCCGATCGATTTTCTGTTATGGCCGCCGGCGTGAAAAGCTATATCTTCCATGTCGCATAACTGGAAAATAGTTCCGTCGTTATCAATGGAAAAGTGAACACCCAAAGATCGAGCTTTTAAGACTCGAGCCATCGAAGAAGAAGAAAGACAAACATCCCAGTGATTCACAAAGTAACTTGGCGATCTACCTTTCGATTTTCTGCTCTTACAACTTAGACCGCCTTCTTCATTCCACAAGACAACCTTTGACCACATGATTGGATATTCTTTGCCACGAAAAATTATCTTTGCCTGTTCTTTTGTTTTATTTTTATTTTCAAAATCAACTTTGTCTTGACTGATATATGTATACAACCGGCGAAATGTCGATTCTCCAAGAAGACCATCGACTTCGAGATCATGCTCATATTGGAACTCTTCAATGATCTCGATAAGTCTTTGATCAAACTGTTCTATATGGAGTCCGAACCATTCCGGCGACCAACCAAAGTCCAAAGCAGAATGTTTATTATAGGAGATTTTTTCTTCTAAGGTCATAAAGCACTTTGTCTATATGGAGCGGCCAAGGTAAGAACACAAGAAGCCGAAGAAATCGAATAGTCTACACCGGTCACCATAAAACGAGTCCCGCTATATGTTCGATCGTTGGCTCCTTGGTTTACTCCATAAAAGATCCCGCTATGAATTGCAACAACATCACCACAACAAAGAGTCGCATATTTCAACTTTACAACGAGAACAAGCTTTTCATAGTTAAACAAATCCCATTCTTTTAATCTTTGGATGTCTCCATTTGCCAAACTGGATCGATCCGCTGTTGCGGTCCAAGGTGAATAACCATATAAGCCGGTGACGTTTCTTTCATTGTCAGATTGAACAGGGAGAGAAGCGGCTTTTGTTGATCCGGTTGTGTAAGTGATAGAAGAAGTCAAACCGGCTTTGTTCTGATAGATGATCGATGATCGGAAAAAGGTGTTCTGTTGATCGTTACTATAAAGCTCATGTGTACGAAGTTCAAAGATATCAGTATCATAGATTTTCGCTGCGACCGTAATATTTGACGAGTTGAGCAGTAAACAAGATCGATAGCTGATCGCGTTCTGTCTCCAAACAGGCCAATGTCCGACTTTGGCGAATACTTCGATCAAGTTCCGAAAGCCGCCGGTCATCGGTGAGTTAACAACATAGCCAATATCATAAGCTGATAAATTTGGAGCCGCTCCTTTCAAGTAACTTTTCCAAGTGTTCGCATCTTGTTGATCATAGAAAGAAGAAGACAATCCGATCCCGCTATTCATCGCCGGCGGATATGTCAACAAGCCTGATCCGGTTCCGGTTGTTCCCATCAACATTTTGCCGAAAATATCAGCCGGCCAACCTTGTAAATATTGAGCCGTGAAAACCTTGTCACTCGTTGTTAAGTTTACAGGACTATAGACAGTTGGATATATCGTAGAACTAAATTGATAAGTATGTGAAAGAGTAAGAAAGCCCGCATTTCCGGAAGTGGTTGTTTTACTATCCCATTTAAGAATAAACTCATTACCACTCGACGGTTGGCATCTTACGACTCCATATGTTGCATTTTCTTTGTGAAATCCTCGAATATCATTTAGATTTAATTGCGTAGGAAAACCGGCTCCGTGATTTGTCCAGTTCGAAGACAATGTCGTTTCAATGCCAGCTGAGTAAAACAATGAAAATGGATCGGGCTCTTCTGGAGTACCGGCGGCCGGTGTTGTCTCATATCTTGTTTGTAAAGCTGAAATCAGATCGACAAACTCCAAGATAAATCGATTGTATCTTTTATTAATAGATCGAAGTTGCCCGCATGCGATCCTCTCTTCGTGTCCGTTCAGCTCACAAAACAACTCGGCAAAAGATCCCTTTCTCACCGCTGGAAACAAGCCGGACATATCACCAACAATCGGAACCGTAAAACCGCCGAAAGTGATCGACCATCGCAAAGGAATGATTCTTTGACCGTTGATAGTAGGACCCTCTCGATCTATTGCTATTGATCGTCCTGTAGATCTTATGTTGAAGATAATACTTCCAGCCGTGAAAGAACGAATCGCCAAACGATAAGAAGGTACTATCGATCGATGTGTTAAAGCTTGTTTGAAACCATGAGACCATGACATGATTATTCTCGATGCGGAAAACTATGGTTTGCTGGAAAAGGCTCAAGTCCAGAATCGATTTGACGCGCTACTCGATCCGGCGTGTTCAAAGATGTACCCTGATCAAAAGCAACTTCTCGCGGTACTGTTTCACCGGATGGAATGAGATCGAAGTTCACCGTCGAATCATCACCTGACATCATCGGATGAAAAGAGAACAAAGTCGAAGTATCGACAACCAGTTGAAGAGCCAACGAAAACAAGATCCCGTTTTCGTTAGTGATGATCGATTGTCCAACATTTGAAGCAAGTCTTAAACATGGCCAAAATCTATAATATCGAACAAAAGCCGGTTTTGTGTAAGTGAAAGAAAGACCTTCTGATATGTTCATCGTGCCACCGTTGACCGAAGTGAAAGCACCGGTCGCACTTGTATATTTTCCGACTTCATATGTAGCGGCTAAATTTGGCGTATCAAATGCGATGTAATCATTCGCGGTCGGAAGTTTCGAGCCGGTCATGTTTCGAAATGGATCTCCTAAGACTTGAAAACTTGTATCTCCTGTATAGGGAAAGTTTGAAACAGGAAAGCAATAACTCTTATCAGCATCACTACAGAAGGCGACCGAGAAACCGCGGTTTAAATGATTCTCCATCGCGCGCATCTTGTTTGCGATGTCTTCAGACAGCTTTAACCGATCGCGTTGAATCGTAATTACTTGCCTGCTCATCGTTACGGCTCGATACATCCCGCCGGCCATTGATGTAGCTGTTTCCTGTTGAACTTCAAAATCAAAAAAAAGCTCGCCGAGTCTTTCACCGAGATCAATCTCAACTAACCGACCACCGTTCGGTTCTGGATAAAAATAGAACTTTGCATTTCCCATGTTTAACTTCCACCGAATAAAGTTGATTGTGAAGATCCAAAAGTTGAAAACCTTCTCTCAATTTCGCGTACTATCTGATCAACTGCGTTCGACTCGACAACCATTCCGGATACATTGACCGTGATCCCGCCGGTGTTCTGTTTCATGGTCCGCTCGACTGTTTGCGGCTTTTGTCCGGAAGCCGGAACGACGAATTCATTCTCATGTAACAAAGCAAGACCGCTTTTTTGCGCGCCGGTAAACATCATGCCAGATCGAGCGGATGGAATATAGCCGCCGGATCTTTTGTTATATGTTCTTGTGTCCATGAATCCAAGTGTTACGATCTCGGCTCCAGTATCGAGAATACCACCAACAACATCAAGTATTTGATTTCGTGACGTTTTCAAAAGTCTTTCTATTGCTATAGCAAACTGTTTTCCAATATTTGAAGGCAAATCAAAAATAGCTTTGAGAAGTCCAACGATTCCAAGCCCGATCGCACGTGGTAAAACATTAATAAGGATAGCCGGTAAAACTTCCAGCGCGACCGCGAATCCTTCGACAAAGTTCTGAACTCTCATCCGTGCATCTTTTAATTGTGCATCTCGAATAATCTTTTCCTGTTCTTTTGCTGTGAGAAATCCGGCGGTCTCTTCAAGCTGTTTCATTTCCGCCGAGGTCAAAGATCTTCCTCGTTGTGCTTCAATCCGTTCTTTAGCTTGTGTTACTCTTCTTTCCTTTTCAACATCGACCGCTTTTTGTCCAACCTCTTTAAGTTGTTGGCCGATTGCTGATATTGATCCGAAAGCTGAAGTAATCGCTCCGGCGAGTGGTCCCGCTATTTGTGTTATTAAGGTTTGCACGGCTTGAAAAGATCCAGATATGGCTTCTGTTATATTGACTCCGAATTCGATAGCCGCAATTCTAAAAGCTTGTTTCAATCCTGATAGATCAATATTATTCAGTTCATCGGCTAACTTGGCGAACTCGGCTTGTGTGTTCTGGAAGATTTGAGATTCAAGTTCGGCTTTGAAGTTTAGAATCGGATCGATAGGCATCTTGAGTTTTTCAAAGAGCCGAATCAATCCGCCGGTTTTTTTGAGAGCACCTTCGAGAGTAATGTCTCCCATCTCAAGAGTTCTCATCAAGTCCGCGAGCTTTTCTTTTGCCTTCTCTTGAGCCTTGATTAATCTTTCGGCGGCTTTCTCGGCCGCACTTTTACCGGTCTTTTTTGCGCCAGCTGCATCTTTTCCGGCTTCTTTATCAAGATCTGAGAATAGCTTTTTCAATTGTTCCAAAGCTGTTTTCGCCGTTTTGCCACTTTTACCGGTTTTTTCTGTTGTTTTATTAAAACCTGCAATTGCTTCTCTTGCTTCGGCCGCCGCTGCTTTTGCTGAATTGAGCCTTCCTTCAAAGTTTTGTAAAAATCCAGTTCCGGCTTTTGCTCCTGAAAGCCTTTGTATATCATTTGCTAAATTATCCACAAAACCAACGTCTTTCAAAAGCTGTAAACCGTTCAAAACATCTAGAAAAGGTTTAAACTGAAATTTTAAAATTTTAGTGATTATGTTTCCTAATGTTATAAATTCATTACTAAAAAGCCTGATCATTTCAGCCGCGAAAACAACAGCACCAATTGTAACACTTAGTAACTTATTAAATGACTTATAACCTCCAAAGCTTTCAACAATACGATCACGCGCAAAGGCAAAAGCCAAACCGAGAGCCGCGAGCTTTTGTTGGAACTCGGCCGCATCTTCAGCGCTCTTTTTAGTGTCGACTCCAAACTTTTCAGTAAACTTGATGAAGTTCTCGATCGGTCCTGTGTTACCAAGTGCTACCAAAAGATTTCCGACGTCCCGCTTGAATATCCTTTGAGCCGCGGCCGTTCTTAGTTCGGCGTCTTCCATGTTCTGAAGTGTGGTGATAATATCTTTGAAAACGGCATCACTGGAGCGATAGCCGTCCGCCGCATTTCCGATCTCAATGCCCATTTGTTTTAAGATTCGATTGCTATCAGATCCTTCTTTTCTTATGTCCGCGAGTCGTTGCGGAAACTTCTTTACGAATGTGTCCGCTTGACTTGCGCTTTGTCCGGATGCCTCAAAAGCAAGACTCACCGCTTGAATAGTTGACGCGCTGAGATTCGAAGCTGTTGATAAATCATTAAGCCGGTTAATTGCATCGACGGCATCACGCGTAAAGTTAAACATTGATTCGCCGACATTCTGAAGAATCGACGGCAAAGATAACAAAGCATCTTTTCCAAACTTGGCCGCATTTGTAAAGCTTTTCAATGAGATAGCTGATTTCTTCGAAGCCTTACCGGTCATCGTAAGTCCAGAAGATGCTTCTTTGCTTTCCTTCTCCAGCTTATCAAGTGTCAAAGCCGCTTTCTTAGAATCGCCGGCGACCTCTTTGAGTCCTCTTTCGGCTCCTTTCGTTTCGATGTCGAGTATATATTTGATTATGTTTTCGGCCATTTTATAAACTTCTCAGCAAATCAGAAATGTTGACAGTCGGAAATAACATAGCTTTTTTTCTGTTACTTTGCTTCATCAATTTATTCATACGATAGGATCGGCTTTTCAAACACCTGATATTGAACATGATCTCTTGAAAAGAGAGGCCCAAAAGATCAGAAGGTAAGACACCATAACTATCGGCCAAGATATCAAACAGATCGAAGATTTGAGGATCGTTTTCAAAGTGACCCCCTTATACTTTCGACGGCTTTCTTGTGACCTTGTAAAGCATGATCGAGGATTTGCTTTCGGTCATCTTCTGGAATCATGCCGACCCAAAGCCGGTTTTTTTCCGCATCTTGTTGATCGACTCCTTCAACAAGAATGATATTCTGCCATGTCTCGCCATTGTCGGAAGATGCTCTTTTAATAACTCGACAAAGAATCTTGTCGTGTGCTTCTCCCATGGCTTCGATGTTTTCCGGTCTTATTCTTTTAGCAAGCTGGAGAATCTCTTCGAAGTTCTGATCTGTTTCATCATCTTTGATTTGACTCATGGCTTGGAGTTGTTTTGGATCAGCCATCGCAGCCGCTAACAATCCAGATGTTAGACCGGCCGCGTGTGCTTCACTCGGTGAAAGAATCCGACCTTCAAGAAGTAGCTTTCCAGCAAAAGCGGAAACTGTAAATTTTGATTGTGAAATTATTTGATTGATTATATGTTTCATTGTCAGCCTTTTAATATTTTATGATAACAAACTTTATTGAGAGTTTGAAATAATGATTTTTGATCTCGTGGCCTTGATGTTCTCGACCAATTTTGACCTCTTGATTTATGAGAAATTTCCCATCCAGCAGCTCTCACAGAAACGCCACTTTCATTCTCAAGAATATATGTGATTATTTTTTCATATCCTAAAGCTTTTGCCGCTCGAGCCGCTGAGGAATACAAAATAGAACATGCATTTTTGTGTTGACCATTGATACAAAGTCTTCTAACTTCGCAAGTATAGCCATCATCTAAGTATCGACTAACCGGTCGACCAACTGAAATAACACCTATCAGCCTTCCATCTTTCAAAAGTCCAATTCGGAAAACATCACCTTGAATCGACTTAAAATGTCGATGATGTTCTTTTATGAAGGCAAAAGCCTTTTTTTGTGATATCGGTTTTTTTTTATACATTGTCAGCCCAATTTTTTATTTTTATTTTATTAAAAGAAATTAAATAGAATCATTCCTATCATTTCGAATCTGGATTTCCAAAGCTTCATTTGATGAATCGGAAAAGCCCAAAAAGGTGAAGCTTTGAGTCAACCGACCAACCGTATCAATAGCATCGTCGAAGTCCGTAATCACTGCGTTATGGATCAGCAACTTGATATAATGATTTGTTCCAGTCTCAACAAACTCGATCACGATATCATGAGGGGTTCCGGAAAGCTGTAAATCATAAAGAGTATCATTTTCCTGATAGCATTCTGCTGATAGTTCGATTGATCGGAAGTCGGTGATCTCTGGTTCTTCTGTTAACTTGGAACCGAGAACATTTTTTCGCTCGATGCTATTGTTCAAAGTTAGCGTGAAGTTGATCAGCTTATAGTTAACAGTAGCACCGCCGGCGGAAGGTGTGATTTGCATCGCTGAACTTTCATAGTGAAAAGCTTGTTTTCCATCGCCGAATGTTGGTGAAGCTGTACCGGATCGAGTATTTGCTGTTTGTGCAATGATCTCAAATGATGCTTTGATCTCTTCGCCGGCCGCACCGCTTATTTCCATTGACTGTACTTTACAACCAAGAAAGGTTTCTCTGTTTCCTGATCCTCGTTGCAACTGGATCGAGATAGCAGGTAGATCGGTAGTCCCGCATTTGTAATCATGGATGAAAAGCGCACCGTCTGGAGTCGTGGTTTTTTGTCCACAAGCCGCATATAGGAAAAGGCCAGCATGATCATATCTTAAAGGAATCTCGATCGCACCGCCGGCTTCTTCGAAAATATCAAAATGATTTTGTGAGAAGGCTCCATCGCTGGTAGATAGATCAGACTTTCGATCTCGTTGTTGAGTTCTCGCCAAGGATACAGAATACAAACGCGCGCTATTTTGGAAAGCTGCACAAATGGTTCCATATGTACCTTCTTCGCCTGCATTGATAAAAGAGTTTCTTCCGAATATTTGAGCCATGATTTTAATCCTAAGGTAGTAGGTTTCGTATTCTTAAAAGTGCGCGCGCGCTCAAGGTTTGAGTTAGACCGCTCGAAGTTGTTACAATCTCAACAGCTATAGTATAATCAACGCCGGCCGATCCTGCTTTAACTTTTACACCGACCCAAGAAGGCAAAAATCTTGTCTCGCCTTCTATGTAACGATTCGCATCATTTGATCCAGCTGCATCGAGTGACTGAACTTTGATATAGCTTATCTGTTCATAATCAAGATGATTATTGTATTGACTGATTCGGCGAGTCAACAAAGAGCCAACACGGAACCAGATATAAACCTCTTCGTCTTCTGTTTTCTGAAAAGATGCGGCCGGTGAGTCATTTCCTTGACCTTGCTCAAGATTTCCAACTGACAAAGAAGAAGGTCTATTCAAAGCTATCGTTCCGATCTTTGGTGAACTTGCGACAAATGAACCTGCAAGATCAGAAGATTGATCTGGATTGTTAAAATAAATATAAAGAAGAGCGACACTATTTCGATTCTGAAAGTTTACATTATCGGCTTGTAGAGTCAAAGATCTGTCAGCATAATTATAGACACTTCTCTTGAATGCTTCAGCGTTTCCATCTGGATCAGCTATCACGATATCAAATCCATCCGGCCGAATAGAAGTCCAGAAGCGATCGAAGTCTTTTGGAACAACGATCTCGACGTCTTCTGTTCCGGCTGTCTCAGATCCACCGATCACATTAATAGCTACAGGATAACGATCTTTGAAATTTGAATCATACCATGTCATATTATACACCGTTATCGGATTGGAATTTAATAGTTGCACGGATATAACCGATTCCGATTCCATTTAGCCCGACTTTGTCTCCGTCGATACTTGTGAAATCACACTTGATATCATCGACATCATCAGGCAAAGATAGATTTCTAATAGCTGTCAGTTTGCTGATCATATCGCTCGAGATATTCAAAGCCGCATCACTGCGTTCTTCGAATGAAGCACCACCGACAAAACAATAAATTTCGAAGAGAGCATCACCGCGATACCGGCCCATAGTAGGACCGTAATCTTCGATCGCATCTTCGAACCTTACACACGCAAACGGGATCACCGGTGGTTCGTCGACCATTCCTCGAATTACATTTCCTGTAAGATTCAAACCAGAAAAGCCGGCCGCATATGATACACCGATCAGTTCTTGGATCTTCTTATGGATTTTGACTATTCGACAATCGGCCATTTTATTCTCGTTGACCGTAGAAGTCAGGATCTCGCAAATATAAACCGAGATACTTTCTCAAGTCGTTCGGCACAAAGGAATTGACCTTTTCAAAAGCTCGGCGAAGATAATATCTCGGAGCCATCGATCCTTTACCGCTGGTTCCAAGTTCAACAAATCGCGCATAGAAAGCGGATTCATTTCCAGCCGTGAGAGAAATCAAGAACTCGTCTTGTGTCGGTTTGACTGTAGCCTTGATCGACTTGTAAAGTTCGCCGGTTCTTCTTCGTGGATATGTGGTTGCGTTCTTCTTTGCCTCATATGAAAGTTGTCTTCTTACTCTCACCGCTAACCGTTCAAAGGTCTTTCTTGTGTTAAGATGTTTTCTGTTCATCAAATCGACAAACTGATCAAATCTATAAACTCGACTCATAACACAACTCGCGGAAGTCTGATCGGGTTCAATAGTTCTTTGACCTCGTCCGGAATCGTTTTAACCGATATTCTAACCGTGGAGTTCGCTTGGCTGATTTGTTCTTTTCCTTGGTTGGCTTTGTTTCGGTGTAGTTGAGAACACCAAACACAAATTGCATGTTCCAGATCATCTGGTAATGTGACAGAAGTGTAGCCAGCTGTAATGATTACTTTGTTAGTACGATAGCCGGTTTGGAATTGTGTAGTGGCTTGATTCGGATCTATGTAGATCCTTCCAAGTTGAGCATTAAAAGAATAAACCGAAGCATCGATCAGACTATCACTTTCGTACTTCCGATTAATATCAACATGTATGGAAGTGATAGTCGCGATCGGTGCTATCGGTAATTGCAAAGTAAAAGAATCATACATTGTAGGTGCATCAACAAAGACCGTATAGGTCGAGACATCGAGAACAGGATTTAACGATCCATCTGGAGCCGGATAACCGAGATAACGAGCGACCGCGGTTTCTACTCGATCCCGCAATGCTGTTAAATCAGTATCCGCACCAGTTGAACCGGCGAGTTCCGGAAGATACTCTTTGATTGTTGATACACTTACAATGGACATGATTGATTAACCATTCAAGTTGGTAACGTACGCGCAATTTTTCGCGGCTGTTGAATCACTGGAAGCCATAACACCGCGGAAAGAAGCAACTAAAGACATTGCGCCGGTTGTTATATCTCGTTGTGTCTCAACCTGTAAACCACGACGAACATATTGATGGAAACTTGATCGGTTAAAGATTACAAATCCGGTCATTGTTTGCGCTGCTCCGGTTGGATAAACACCATTGGCATCAAGGTCCGCGGTCATAAATCTCGACATCAAGATAGGCATTCCCATAATTGATCCAAGTTGGGTTCCAGTGAGAACAGTTGCCTTATCGCCAAATTTATCGATGGTCACAAGTTCGCTAAGATCTAAGAAGTGTTTGATCAGCGCTTCCGGAGACACGACAAGAACTTTGTCTTGACTCGCGCCATATTCACCCATCGCAGAAATCGCGCTAACGATATCACTGAAAGCCATGTCAGCAGGATCGCCGGCTTGGATTCTGGTTGACTTTCCAAATGCTAACTTTCGAAAACCATCAAACGCCTTTCTATGATCGTTTGCATTTCCAACAACAGACCAACGACCTCTTGGATTCCAGTTGGCGAAATCAGTATCATAACCGCCGGCGGTTTGACCGTTCAACATTGCATCCTCGAAACCACTTTCGATAGTATCAACAAGATCACGACTCAAGATTTGAGTCAAGGCCAAAGCGGAATCTTCCATAACAGCTTGATCGATTAAATATCGAACGGTCATACCTTGCATGTTGATCGTCTTTTGTGCTGTTGTTACGGTTGATGCTTTATACTGGTTTGCAGCTGCATAAGGATTATCATCGCTGATCGTAGTTTGAACATATGGTTGTCCACCTTTGCTCAATCGAGGAATCAACAAAGAACCACGATCGACCGGTACTTCTTCAAGAAGCGCACGGAGTGATCGAGGTGTTTTGTAATCTTGTGCTAGCTCTTCAACAAATCGTGATTGAGTCCATTCAGCACCGGAACCAACACCACCAGCATAAACACGTTCTATTTGTGGCTTAATTGATTTTGGTGCAAGTTCTAAATGTTTGTGAAGCTTGACATCCATCTTCGGCGTGTGAGGATTTGCCATCAACATTCGCGCAAAGTTACGTTGACGAACGATCTTTTGTAAATCACCTTGCCACTCGCAAATCGGGCTATCATCAAGAAGACCTTTTAGTTCAGCATCAATAACACCTTGACCATTGATCGAGATTTGAGAACGCTCAACACGGGTTCGAAGATTTCCATCTTTTTTGATATAGCGAGAAAGCTTGCTATCTTCACCGGTGTATTCTGGAGCCGCTTTGGTGTAAGCTTCTGAAAGTTTGCGCTGTGCAAGTTTCAGATCTTCAACTTGGCGATCAAGGTTAGTGAGTTTATCTTCTGCATTCTTTTGATGGCTTCGGATTCCTTCAAGTATTCCTTTGGCTTCCGCGACCATGTTTTCATTTACATTATAATCAGACATTATAAGAACTCCCTTTTTAGTCTGTTTGTTTTAATAGATCGTACAATAAAGCAAAAGATTTTGCCTCTTGATCTTTTGGCGAAGAGCCAAGCTTTTTAAGTTTGTCGATCTCGGCGTTGATTGTGTCTTTCATATGTTGAAGACCTTTTTCACCGATGACAAGCCATTTTATTTGTGCAACGGTGCCAGCTGCACGGAAATCTTGAAGATGTCGAGCCGCCCAAGCTTCACGAAGTCGGATCGCTTCTTCTTGGTTGTCTGTTTCTGGCACTCCGTTGTTTTCCTGTATTTTTTTCAATAGTCGAAACTGTTGATTTCCTAAGATGTTTCCACCTTTACGCCAAATTGATGGATATTCGAGTTTAATCTTCTCGGCATAATCAAGCGGGAAAAGCGGATACTGTGAGTTTCGCAATGATACCTTTTTATCTTCTCCGGCTTTCGGAAAGTTAGATATCTCTTTTGTGATTTGCTTCTCTTCTTCGGCGTTTGATAGTGGATGATCTTTCGGTAGTAGATCAACATCGTACGGTTTACTTTTGAACTTTCCGGTCCTCATTGCAAAGAGAAGACCATTAACTCGAGCCATAGCCCATTGGTCAGCACTGGAAACCGAGGGACGAACGGAAGAAGGATTTCCAAAAAATGCGGCTAAACCTCGATGATAGGAAACAGCTAAATAATTTCTATTCGTTAGTTTCTTCTCTGGATTGTCTCCATATTCTTCATTATGCTGTTCGGCTTTGTTGATGAGTGCTTTCTGTGTTGACTCTTTAAGTGCTTCCATTGCTTCTTTTGCGTTTGACTTCAAACCATAGTTTTCATCTTTGGTCTTTGGCTCTTCTTCTTCTGACTCCGAGTCCTCATCATCACCATAGTATTTCTTATCCATTGAAAAAAGGCTTTCAATGAAATCGGCTTGTCTCGCATGTGCCTCAACACTCCCACGAAGTTGTTCTATATACTTGTATAGTTCCATAGCTTGATCTTTCGACAAAGTCATCGACTCGACGTTTTCAATGTTTCGATATTCTTTGGATGATACAGCTTCCTGATTTGCTGGAATCGTCACGACTGAAACTTCGAGAAGCTCGGCACTCTTAAAGAATGTCCCCTTCTCACCTTTCGCAAAATGACCATCTGGAAGTTCTGATCTTTCAACTGCCTCAATTGGATTAAAGCCAACGGACACAGCATTGAGAAAACCGGCTTTAACTTTGCGGCCTATCTCGGCAGCTCTCGGATCGTCCATATCAAAAGTGATATCAATCATCAAGTTGCCATCTACTACATCGACCTCGCCTTTTCCGATCGGTAGTTGGTTAGCGTCGTGATTAAATAATATAATTGGATTTTTTCGATAGTTCGTCAAATCCCATGATTGCGCTATGACATCACCATAACGATCTTCGGCTGAAGTGGAAGCAATAAAAGAAGCCATCAAAGGCGCGTCTTCTGGCTCTTCTTCTGGAGCGATTCGTTCGACAAATAGTTTTTTGATTATCATATTATTCACCCGTTGAGAGTATACCTGTTTTTTTTTACTTTTGCAAAGTTGATTTTTTTCAGTATTATTTTTTATTCTTTAACTACCATAGCTTGCATTGTACACCGACAATTTATATCCTCAGCGGCTACACCAAAAGAAGCCGGTGATTGTGTTGTCGCTCCAGATGATGACACAAAGTCTTCATTGACTGGAATCGTTACACCGTCGAGTTCTATATGTGTTTCTCTCACAGCATCATCATTTTCCGTTATCCAAACTTTCTCCAGCTTGACTCCATTTTGTCCGGCTTGATTATAGGCTTCATTGATTGCGCTGTTGATCACTTTTGTTGATTCTGTTCTCGCTATGGTTTGCGCGCGTGATTCATCAAATGCAACAGAGTCACGAATCGAATCAAGGATCTCGTCTTTTGATGCTCCTTCTTCTTCTCCCTTCTTGACAGCCTTCTCGATCTTGTCGATGGTTGTCTTTGTTATCTCGCGGCTGATCTTCTGGAGATGTCTTTCGAGAGCATCGCCGGACTTGAATTGTATTGAGTCGAGATCGGCTTCTTGCATAACCTTGTTGATCTCTTCTTGGCCGATCTGGTTATACTGTTCTCTATAGATAGACTTTGCAAGCTCTCGGATTTTCCTGACCTCGATATCTTGACCTCTCAAAGATGACCAATCGACTATGTTAATATCAAACTGTTTCGATATACTTCTTCTTTGTGTCTCTTGAATATATTCTTCGGCTCTTTCAAGATATCGCTTTTTTGCTCCGGCCAAATATCGAGAGAATATCAACCTGATTTTTTTCTCGACTGGTTTATATCTTCGTTCAAAGTATTGATTCCAGAAGAATCTTCTTTCAGTTGGTGA